GTATAGTATTGTCATTTTCATATGCAAATAAACTTTCCCCGATCGCACCAACTCAACTCCGGCACTGTGTTATACAGATGGTAAAATGTAATTATACAGAAAATGATTGCTGAAATTCCTTGACAAAATAAAAAATATCTGTTATCATTGTAAATGGAAGGTGTATAAACCTTTCTGTTCTTTCTTAAAGGCGGCGGAGAATCAAAACGCATTAGTAAAGGTGGGTGCCACCGGCGAGGAGTCGGCCGCCGAACTGCACCGGGTGGATCCGGGGTGCGACTTCTCCGCCGACCGATTATGAAGTATTACAGTTTAAGAAAATGCTTAAGTTATAATCGATATCTTAATATTTTAATTGGTGGACGAGGTATAGGTAAAACTTACCAATTAAAAAAGTATGTGATTGAACAGTTCATAAAAAATAAAAAACAATTTGTATGGCTTCGCCGGTACAAAACAGAAATTAAAGAAGCCACAGATGGTTTTTTTACAAAACACAAAAATAACTATCCCAACCACAAATTTGAGATCAAGGGTAAAACCGCTTACATAGACGGCGAGCAGGCAGGACGATTTATAGCATTAACAAACGCCGATATATTAAAAGGTTCCGATGACTTTTCAGCAGTCACAACAATAGTATATGATGAATTTATAATCGACAATAAATCATCATTTCGGCGATACCTCCCGAATGAATTAAGAGTGTTTACCGATCTGCAAGAAACAATATTCCGAACGCGGCAAGATGGCAAGGTTTTCATGCTGGCAAACGCCTTGTCAATAGTAAATCCATACTGTTTGGCATTCGGAATAAAATTTCATTATAGCCCAATATTCAAAAACGATTTAATATACGCTGAAATGCTAATCACCACAAATGAATTAGCGTTCGCGAAAGCCACAACACCGCAAAACAAATTAGCAACCAAATATCTACCCGAGTATAACGAGTATGCCAACAATGAATCATTTCTAAACGATGACTATTCACAAATCGAACGAAAACCTAAAGATTCAATCCAACTTTTCAACATTAAAACCAACAACAATATAATATATTTTTTCTTTGCTTCTTCTTCGCAAGCATTATACGCCTGCCGCGCAGGTGACCCTAAGACAAATCCATTGACTGTAAACAAAATAGCAGAAAACAATAGGCCGCACGCAGGAGCCGAATTAAAGAAGATCAAGTCCTTTGCAGTGGCGGGACGATTGTTTTTTGAGAATTTGCAGATCAAAAGTGAAGTAGAGAAAATAATATATAATAGACTATGAAAGGAGTAAAACAAAATGAGTTTATCTGTTGAGCAAATCAAAGAAATTGTTGACCGCGTTGCAAAAGCGGAGGATGTAACCGAGATCGGCCCCGATCTTGCAACAATCACTGATACCTTTGTTGACTATGCAAGTGAAATTCAACGGTTGACCGCTGACAACGAAAAACTTGTAGAGGACAATAACCGTATCCGTGAGATCAACGGAAATTTGATGATGAAAGTGGGCGAAAAACTTGAGGTAGACAAACCCGAGGACACCCCGCCCGCCAACGATGAAAAATCACCTGAGGAAGTAATTGAGGAATTAAAGGAGGAAGAATTTTTCGATGAGTTCTAATAAGAAAATGACCGAAGCGGCGAAAGCGCAAAAAACGCTGAATGCCGTTCGTTCTATGATGAGTGAAAGCGCGCAGGCCGATGTTCCGGTTCTTGCTGAGGGTGACGACATTAGCAAATTCGCAAACCCGATCTTGAATTATAAGGCGCATACGAATGAATTTATTTCTGTCCTGGTAGATAGAATTATGTTCACGGCGGTGGAAGTTAAGCAATACACCAACCGTCTTGCCCGCCTGAAAAAAGGCCGTCCCTATCCGCTGGGCACCGATGTTCAACAAATCTATGAAAACCCGGTCAATCCCATGGGGTACAACGGCGAAAATCTGTCCGGAATTTTGAAGTTGTATAAAGGTGATACCAAGGTGGCCTATTATAGCAGAAATCGGCAAGATGTGTTTCCGCTTTCTATCAACCGTGAGGAATTGATGGGCGCATTTGTTTCCTATGAAAAGTTTAACCGCTTTGTATCTGCGAAAATCAACTCTGTTTTCTCCGGCAATGAAATTCGCGAATTCAATTTGTTTAAGCAGTCGATTGTTGACGCATACGCAAATAATGTTGTCCTTGGCCGCAAGATGCCAATGCCCGCCACGAAAGATGAAGCGGAAGATATGGTATCTACCATTCGCGAAACAGCCATGAATATGACTTTCCCCTCTACCGCCTACAACAACTATATCAACCAGCCCGGCGCAGTCGGTGACCCTGTGGAAACCTGGGCTGACGCTGACCGAATTGTAATCATTATCCGTTCCGATTTGATTAACAAATTGGGTGTGAAAGTTCTTGCAATGGCGTTCAATATGGCGGAAGCCGATTTTCGAAACAATCTTATTGTAGTTGATTCATTCGATTATGACAATTACGATTTGGAAAACAGAAAGCGCACCGGCAAAACCTTGTCCGATATTGGTTTTGTGATTTGTGATGAAGCCTTGTTCCAGGTGTATGACAACATTCAAACCGCGGCTGAGGATTTTATCGGTTCTTCCCTGACCTGGCAGTATTTCTTCCATGTGTGGCAGATCTACGGTATTTGTCCCTTTGCTAATGCTATGGTTTTTGAGGTGCCGAAAGCGGACGCTTTGCAGGATTTGACAATCACCGACTTTCATAATCCAAGCGGTGAAAACTTTGTTGAGCTGAAAGCGGCAGACGCTACGCAGACGGTTGATTATGCAACAACCCCCGCTGACTACAAGGTGAATAACATGCGCCTTGAATTTGAGCAAGTGCTTGAAAGTGCGGCAAAAGATAAAATCACCGCTGAAACGCTGGCTGATTATGTAACGATCACCTTTGATCCTACTGCAAAAACAATCACTTTTACCGGTCATTCAACCGCCGACACCACGCACACGGCAACCGTTCTTTGCAACATTATTGCCGATGGAGTAGCAACTCCAGTTGCGATTGTTGTAAATTTTACGATTTAATCGTCATGTTGAAATATAAAAAATTTAATCATGACGGAAGCCTTGAATTTGATTGTCCTGCAGCCGGTGATTATGGAGTAAACTTCATTGAAACACCCCCCGAAACAGAAGCAAGCGACACAAGAACGGTTCCGGTTCTCTCAGGTGAAACATACGGAAAGACGGAAAATATAAACGGGTTGTTACAACTTGTTGATGTGGCATATGACAATGTTGAAGCGGGAACCTTTGAACCGTTGGGGTATTCGGCTCTTATGCAAATAAGTGCCAAGGAATGGATTGAGCGCGGTTTTTATGATTTGGAAGTTTCAATTACTGGTAAAAATAAGGATCAATTCAAGGTTACAGTAAAATCAACCTATCTTCACGGAACTGCTGGATTTCTTGATCTACCGCTTATTTGCACTTATTGTCTATATGTATACGATAATAAAGCAAATATTATAGGCAAGTATGTTTTCAGCATTCGCGTGACGAAAAAAAACTAAAAGGAGTAAAGACAATGGCAGTAAATAACCCAACAACACGATTGGATCTATTTACAGTTCCATGGGGTAAGCCGGAAGAATGCCACGCCATTGTTGATTTCCCAACGGCGGCGGCGCAAGTCGCCGCCTTTGATGGTTTGGCGGCGAAAGGTGTAAGCGCAACAAAATTCAATTATATCAAAAAGGATCAAGCCTTTAGGATTGAGGGAAACTTTGCACGCTTTGAAGCATTCAATTATTGTCGTTATCAAAACCGCGATTTTGTAAATCGTCAGGGAAATAAAAAATGGTATTACGCGTTCATAGATCGTGTTGAATATATCGCGCAAGACATTGCAATGATTTATATTACAACAGATTACTGGCAAACCTACCAATTCAATATAACTTACTATAAATCACTTATCGCCCGCGCTCATGTGAAAAAAAGTGATGACACAGTTGGCCGTTGGCTTCAACCGGAACCGGTGGGAGCGCCTGCCTATTATGAAAAGGAAATTGAAATTTTTTCAGGTGGTGATTCATGGGTTCCTTATTGGTCGATGATTTCCGTATCAAGGCCACCCGGAGCAGGTGAATCCGATTGGGTTTATGGTGGCTACGGGAAGTTGGATTCAATGACCGGCCAATATGCTGGATTTATTTATGATCATAATGTGATTCAAAAAATAATAGACGCATACGCAGGTACAACGGATCGACGCCAGGATATTATAGGTTTTCGTTGCGTTCCGTATTGGGTTTATTCAAAGTTAAAAAACAGTAATTGGATTGTACCTATCACTGTTAATGGCGTTGAAATAAACTATTGCAAGGAAAATGTTTCAATGACTTTAGATACAGAAGCAGAAATTGCAGGAAAAACTTTAGCGTGCGGCTATTCCCCGCGAAACAAAAAAATGCTTACTTCAATGTGTCGAGTTTATATTGTTTATAATTATAACGGGTTTAGTCAACCTTTGCGCCCTGAATTTATTAAGGGAAATTCAATCAAAATGAGCGCAGAAATGCGCCCAATAGGTTCTAATGGTTTTAAGCTGAAATTGAAAAATTATTCAAAACCCGCCGAATCTGTTTTTGATGTACCATATTCCTTTGAAATGCAAATCGGTTACAACGAAAATGGAGGCGTTCAGGGCTCGCTTAACCGTGTCGGCTCTGTACTGAATGCGGCTGGGGCTGTAGCTGGCGGTGCTGTGAGTCTTGGCGCAAATCTTGCAACTGGCAATGTTGCCGGAGCCATTACTTCCGGTGTTGGTGCTGTTAGTTCTATTTTCAGTGCGTCAAGAGAAATTACAAGCGCCTTTAATTCTAAGGTAGCAAGTAAAGGCAATCAAAGCGATGCCAATTCTATTTCAAGTGAAAACTGCAAATTTAGGTTGGTTGACTGTTCACCTTTATATAACGAGTGCGGGCCGATTGATGATTTTTTGGATCTTTACGGTTATGCAATTAACGAGTGGGGTAAAATATCCAGCTGGAAAAATACCCGCAGTAAATGGAATTACCTACAGACTGTTGATTGCAATATAGAAGTAAATGCACCTGCACCGGAAGCCGCTTCAATTCGCGGCATGTTTAACGCAGGAGTCACTATTTGGCATTCAATTTCAGATTTTGGGAATTATTCCCTTGACAACAATTAAAAAGGAGGGATAATAATGGAAAATCCGACAAATACAAAACCCTTTGCACTGTATCACAGTCCAGCAACCAACGGAACCTTTGCCGGTCAATTCAATTCAATTTTAACCGCAACACAACTAAACCAAATTTATCAATGTTATTTTATGAACATTGCCGCAACCGTTTTTGAGTGGGAAAACTTGCCTGAAACAGTAGACGCAGACTTTTTAGAATTCGCCTTGATCCAAGACGGCAAGGCCGCGTTCTGCAACGATCGCGACCGAGGATTTTTAGGACTACGCGCGGCGGATCAATCCGTTCTAAATCTGTATGGATACCCTGTCAAAATCAACGGCTACGGAATCAATTTTAATCAGGAATACAACGCAGACGATTTTGTTTTAATCAAAAACAATCCAATGTGGACTCCCACCCTTTTTTATATCAATTATTTTGTAGACAAAATCGCAAAAACACAGCAAATCATTGATATAAATGTTAACGCTCAAAAAACGCCGGTAATTTTGAAAGGTACTTCAAATCAAAAATTAGCGCTCGCAAATCTGTTTTCAAAATATGACGGATCGCAGGGATATATTTTCATTGACAAAGACAATGATTTCAACGATTGTTTTGACAGTGTAAACACCGGCGCGCCGCTGGTAGCCAAAGATCTTTATACCTTGCTTGAAAGTTACAAAGCTGAATTTCTTTCATTTCTCGGTGTGAATAATGTGCAGAACGAAAAAGCGGAACGCCTTATCACCGATGAGGTCAACGCAAATAATCAATTTGTGTCTATTAACTTGGAAACAATGTTATATGAACGGAAAAACGCTTGCAAACAGATCAATGAACGGTTTGGTCTTGATGTGTCTGTAAAACCGCGGGTGCAGAGTGAAATTATCGAAAAGGATAAACCAACTTTTGATGATGACACAGACAATGACGATGAACCGCAGGGGGTGGAGTAATGGCAAGATATACAACCGGTTTGGAAGTTGTTGTAAACAATTTATGCGAAAACAGAAACGAGGGTTTATATAATCGTGTTGATTCAGCACGCGAAAAGATTTTCAATTTCTATTATCCAACTCCGCAGAAAATAGAGGACTTCAAGCGCTATTTTGAAATCCTGTTTATTTTTCATTATTTAACAGATGAGTTTGCGTTTGAAACTTTCTACTTATGGAAAGTAAAATTACAAGCTAAGTGTATGGAGGTCATGCCCGGGTATGCAAAAGCCTTTGATGGATTCGCACAAATGACCGCAGATTTGGCGGTTGCAAACCAAAAATTTAACCGCAAAACGGATTCAAACGCCACAGGAAAAAGCAAGTCAACCGGTTCTTTCTCAAATCAAAACGACTCCAATTCAACCATGCGCGGTGCGGCAAGTGATCTACCTGGCAACATGATGAAAGCAAAAGATTTCAACTCTATTGAGTACGCTGACCGGGCAAATCTTGACACCGCGTCCAACAAATCAACGGATAAAGGATCAAACACAAACAGCAATGACACCACAACCAAAACAAATCAAATTGAAACAATTACCGGTTTAACTATGCCGGCCGGTGAAGTGTTCCGGCAATATAAAAATGAAGTAAACGGTCTTTATTCTGAATTGCTTGATGAATATAAAGACCTGTTCATGCCACTATGGTATTAAGGAGGTAAATTTTTTATGAATTATCCCAAACCCGATGTTGACCCGATCGCGGTTCTTCGGCGGTTTTATTGTAACCGGATTTTGCCGCAAGTTTACGATGATTCATTGTCTTTTGAAGAATTGCTTTATGGTGTTTTGAAAAAGATGAATGAAGTAATTGAAAAGGTAAACAGTTATGACGAGTTGATAAACTATGTAATTGATTTACTTGAAAACCTTGATAAACATATCAAGGAAACAGTCACGGAGCAGCTGCAAAAATGGTACGATGACGGCACCCTTAAAAAAATACTCGCCGTGATCTGCGATCCTTATTTTGACGAATTTCGGCAGGAAATCGCCCAGCTGAAAAAGGATTTTGTGACTTTCAAAAATCAACCGCATTCAACTTACATTGATTTTGAGCGATGGCTGTTGGGCTACACCTATCGTGGTGAAAATCTTGCCAACGCCGATCAGGAAACAGCCCGCTACCCGGTAAACCAAGGCGGCGCTCGCTATACCGTTGGCGGCAACATTTATTATGCGTGCGCTTTTGTGCCCCGGGGGCACACCCTTGAATTGCACCCAACCACGGCGGCGGTGGTGATCTTCAACTACTCCAACGGCGCACAAGTCGCCCGCCGGGATATTGAGGGTTTAGGCCACGCAAATTCTATTGTTTACAATTCAAAAAGAAACAGTCTTTTTGTAGCCACAAGCGAATTGAACGGCTCGCCCTCTAAGACGATTTTTGAGTTAAACCCTACAACACTTGCAACAATTCAAAAATATTCTGCGCCTGCCGGGTACAATGAAAGCGCGGTATCCTCTGTTGCATACGATGTAACTAACGATCAAATGTACATTTCACAAGGGCTGAATGTGTATGAATGGAACCCCGCCACAAACACCGCGTCAAATATGGTGAGTCTATCCAACCCCGGCTTTGATTACATTATGCAAGTTGTCAAGGCAAATGCAACCGCTTTTGTAATGCTGACCTATTCACCTAATACAATTCGTATATATGACAAATCCGGAGCGTATATTCGGCAATTTACCATTCCGCAGTATTTGGACAATCAGCGGTTTTGGTCGGGAGAATTTGAGGATTTAACCGTAAACGATAAATTCTATGTGTATGCAAATTCGCAGGGCATTACAGCCGTAAACCCAACCGACTCAATGATTTCTATTTGGCGCGGGTCATTGTTGCAAGGTACGCCGTCCTCAATTAAACAAACTACAACGCAGGGATACGGTGTCGGATATTCCACTATTAACAACCTTATATATGTAAACAATAGCGTTGATAACGGTGGAACATATCACATGAACCGGTCGCCCGATGGAACGAAAGAGAATCCATTTATTCAAATCTTTCAAGCGATGGATCTACTTGCCTGCCCGATTTATCATCAAGAATTAGAGATTCATGTTAAATCCGGGGCGAACTCGTACCGGTGGTTCAATATCGCCAATGGCGGCAACGTGTATATCACAGGTCGCTATGATTCAAGCGATCCGCCCGCTACAATGCCACGCCTTATGGGTTTAGTTATGCACAACTGTAATTCTGTGACTTTGGACAACTTGAATATCGCTTGCTCAAACACCAACGAAGCAAACCTACCGCATACAATCCGCGCGGTGAATGTAAATAAGCTACTTTGCAACGATGTTGAATTGATTTATTCTTCCGGCAAAACAGCTTACAATATGCTGAACACAACCCTGATCCTTTCCGGCGTCGGCTCCGGAACGCTGAAAGAATGGCCAAAAGCGCCTTGCATTCGTTTGCAACGCGGCTCCCAGCTTTACGGTTATGAAAAGCATAACATTGGTGTAAATCTTGAATCAGATAATACCATTATTTGTCAACGCAAGATTTGCGATGCGCAAAACAGGACTTCCGGTTCGATTGACACCCGCTCCGATGCCGGGGTACAAATTTGGTCAGCTGAAATGATTTCAGGGATGGTTAAGCATTCCAGCCGGATTGGTGTTCGTTATCATTCCAGCACGTCCGGGGTTGAGCGAATCCAATATTTCTACGGTTTCAAAAGCGGGTCAGCTTTTACAATGCTTGTAACTGAGGGATCGAACACTGTTAAGGTTGCGTTTGACGGTAGCAGGATTTTCACAGTTTCGGACGCAAACGGCCTTGTTGTTGACGGAATTGTATTTGAGGGGTGATTAGAATTACAGTTGAACAGTTAACTATAATTCTGTCATCTGCGGTCACGCTGGTGGGCACTTCGCTCACCGCGTGGCTTGCAAACTCAAAAACTTTGTACAGAATTAAACAGCTTGAGAAAAAGCAAGAACAGTACAACAACCTACAACAAAGGGTTGCAATTCAAGAACTGCGCCAGCAGGTAGCAGATCACCGCATTCAAGATTTGGAGGATAAAGTAAAATGAAAAATGTTTCAAAAGATACCATTATACGCACAATCGTGACTTTTGTTGCGCTTGTAAATTCAGTTTTAACTATGATCGGCAAAAATCCGCTTCCGTTTTCCGATGATGAGTTATACTTATTCTTTTCCACACTTTTAACAGTGTTTTCCACAGTGTGGAGTTGGTGGAAAAATAATAGCTTCACTTCTGCGGCTATTGCCGGAGATGTTGTTAAAAATGAAGCCAAGGGGAAGGGGTACACGGAATGACTTACGATCAGTTTTACAACGCATGCAAAGGCAGGCTAATTGACTATGACCGCGTGTCCGGCGCACAGTGCGTGGATTTGGCAAAGGTTTACTTAAATTCCTGCTTCGGGCTTCTGCCCGGAGCATGGGGAAATGCAGTTGACTATTATACCAATTTTGAAAAAAGAAAACCTCTTGTTGAAAAGTTTGAAAAAATCCAAAACAATCCTACTTTTGTTCCATTAAAGGGTGATATTGTTGTATGGGGTTCAAAAATCGGCCCTTACGGCCATATTGCCGTAGCCACCGGCAACGGAAATACAAAATGGTTTGAATCTTTCGACCAAAACTGGCCGAGAGGGTCAAGGTGCAAAAAAGTGAAACACACCTACAAGGGGGTACTGGGTGTACTCCGGCCTAAGTTGCGCGGCGCTATTTTTGACTACCCAAAGCCCAAAATCGGATCGACAATCACTTTGACCTATGTGCGCGGCGTTTACAAGGGTGCAGGCGCAAACACTGGCCGGAAAAAGATTAAGGATTTGACTTCGGACGGAAGAAAGCATTGTTTGAATCGTGACGAGAAAAACAACATTGCCTACCTGAAGCGCGGCACAAAATGTACTATTCTTGAAATCGTTTATAAAGGTAATAAAAATATTTGGGCGCGGATCCCCTCCGGGTGGATTTGCATATACGATTATAATATTGCCTGCAAGCGGTACAAATAAAAATACCCGGGGAGAGATCCCCGGGTTATTTATTTTAACTGAAAAATAAGATTCGCACTTCCGATATGTTTTGAATAGTTGAAAACAATTCATCATTGCAATAAACGCATTTTGTTAAAAGGAATTCGTTGAATTTGATTTGAATATTTGTGCCGACAAATGTGGCACCGGAAAATGTTTTTAGTTCAAGAACCTTATACCCTCGATCTGCAAGGATAGCTTGTAGCGCGGTTGACACTGATGGTTGCATTTTTTCTTCATCTTTCGGTTTATATAATTCACTCATTTTCCATACCTCACTATTACATTTCTTGCCGCGTGCATTGACTTGGCGTTGGCGTTCATTTTGAATGTTAACGCAACAACATTACTTTCTTCGTGAACTTCAATTAGGTATCTTATTAAGTCTAAAGACTTGGAGAAATAAATAAGAGATCGCACCCCGGTCAAGGTGTTTGGCGCTCTTAGTGTTATTTCTTTTTTACCCTTTAGCACTTGATTGATGAATGAAGCAAAATACCTCTCAAAAGGCTTTTTTATTTCTCCCTCCCTATCAAAGCATTTTTCAGCCCAAGCGAATTGTTGTTTGATTAAAAATCGAATCACTTTTTACACCTCGTTAATATTGTAAATTGTTTCGTCAAAACTTTCAATTTCTCGCAGAATGGAAAAGCGTTGATAATTGAAGCACTCATAGAATTTACACCCTAAGCGTGTTACATTGTTGTAGCCCTCTTCAAATTCATCAATAGCCCTATCAACCAAATTTTGATATTCTGCTGGCAATTCAGCATAATTTACAACCTCATTCAAAGCGGAATCAAAAACAACAATCGGCTTTTCAAGATCAACCCAATAGGCTGTTGCATATCCGTAGTGACGGTCCCATCTTTTTTGAATAGTGTTTTTCATAATTTTACTCCTTTTAATTTAGTTGTTATGCCAGGGCTGATTTGCTCAGCCCTGGTGAATTGATTTATTTAAATATAGTTGTACAGCACTCCGCGTTCAACACAAACATAATTTCAGGAATAGTTTCTTCTGTGTCGCTATTTTCTTTTATCCTTTCAGCGATATCCCTAAGCTTTTCAACGCTGACATGTCGTCCTTTACGGGTAAGTTTACCTATAAACTCAAAAAAATCATTGTATGCGTCACTGTCACCGCAAGTAAACCAATCGTATTTAATACAAACCTGTCTTACTTTCATTTGAGAAATGTATCTAAATTCTTTCATTATTATTCCTCCATTTAATTAAGTTGCTTTCTTCCTCATTTCTTGTCTTAATTATACCACGAACGCCTAAATCTGTAAATAGATTTAGGGAAATTCGCTTAAATAATCGACACTGTTTATTAAAATCGGGAGCCGCGTTCGCGTATCTTGAATGTAGATTCACTTAACTCTACACCGCCTTGCACTGTTTTACTTTTCAGGATTCCGAAATATTCTTGCTCCGTGTTGAAGTTGTCAAATGTGATTTGATTTTTTACAATTTCATTTTGACCCAGGCCTGCCGCCTTTACATCAAGATTGCCTTTTTCATCTTCTTCAATGTAAAGTTTTGCGCCTAAAAATTTTGCTCTTGAAAAACTGCTTTCGTGTGCCATGCAATTAAATTCTGTGTCACTGATTTTGACCCCCTCCGGAGGATCATCACCGATTAAATGTAAGCTGTCCGTGTCACAGTAGCAACACCGATCTACATTCTTAATGAAAAGGGTTTGAATGAATCGCCGGGCATAGGCGGTCACGAATGCGGCCACCGGGACATACACTGTTTTGGCTGGGCGCGGGGTTTCTACTGTTTGATATGCAAGTATTCCTTTATCGTTTATATATGGCCTTTTTACAAATTTGTCATTGCTGGCACCAAATTTTCCATAAAGTGAATTAAGAAACAATTTTGCAATACTTCTTTTCCCTGCGTTTTTTTCGATAGTGGCCTGCATTTTCATTTCTTTGAAATGGTTTACATAATCAATAAATATTCCTGATCGCCCTATAAATTTATAGCCACCTATATATTGAATTTCTTTTATATTGTAGCACTCGTAAAACATTTCTAAATCTACATTAGTTAAATATAAATTTACCATTAAACAACCGGTAGTTGTTATATATTCGCGAGGATTGAACCGTTTATCATTTTTAATTTGAATAGTTGGTATTTTTCCTTTTTTCAATTCAAACTGTGCGGTTATAAACTGTATATATAATGGATAAATTGAATCATCTTTATATTTACCCTCAAAGAAAACCGGTGTGCCGACTGGATATTTGTTGCAAGGGTCACTCATTACAGATGGATATAAACTGTTTACATCATACACCCGGCCATGACCTACCGGCTTACCTTTGAATTTAGGATTGACATAGCAATAGCCGCCCTTATAGGCGCGCTTTAGTAGGTGATACAAATCATCATCAAGGTGTGGAAAGTATGTTAAAAATTCATAGTTTGAATAGTAACTATTTTTCTTGTAATAGCGCATAGCGTTTGACGCTATAGTGTTGCGCTCGTGACCCTCCGTCCTGAATTGCTTTATTGCTTTGGCTACAATAATAACATCGTTGGTGATATATTCAACTTCTTCCGGGGTCATGGTATAGTTATATCCGCGAAAGGTTGCATAATCAATAGAACCTTTTTGCTCTTTAATTCCGAACGATTTAGCGATCTGCGAAACGCTCATGTTGAATATTTTTAGGGTATCATAAATTTTAACATGTTTTCTCTTTGTAAAATTTATTCTGTAATTATAATGAACGCCTATTGAACTGATTAAACATTCAACGGTTTTTGCTTTTCTTGCTTTTGGATCGTCATTGTATTGCCATTTTGCTACACCTAATAAATAACTTAAAATATAACTACCGTCAAATTTTAAGTTATGAAATCCTATCAATGCTCCGTTCGGAAGTCCCTGAATTGCTGAAAGCCAACTTGCTATATTATTTCCAAATTGAATATTTGAAAGATCATCAACTTCAACAATGGACCATGCCCACACAGACATAACACCGTTGTCCGGATCCTTTTGTGTTTCAAAATCGGAAATAAATTCTTTCATGCTACTTTCCCTTTACTCCGTTAATAGCTGTACGCATTCTGTCATAGGCTTCCTGGCTCTGCGTTGGTTCGTTTGATTCATAGGCCGCCCATAAGGCTTCAACTGATTCAGGCCATGCGCGGGATAATGAATCAATTTGAATTAAAGTTAAATGATAAATTTCTTGAACTAAATCCATTAAATCCAAAGCGCGTAAAGCGTTTAACATGTTTTCCCTGAATATTTCTGCCCGCTGTTGATTGAATGATTCCAATGTTTCTTTATCATATTCATAAATATATTGTTTTAATCCTTTCGCAGATTTGAACTCCGTTTTGGCGGGTATTTCATTTTGAATAAAGGATTGAATGCTTCTTTCTTGCTGTTTTTTTATAATTCGCGTTGTTTGGGTTTCGATGGTTTTATACTTGCCAAGTTGAATGATTTTTTCTTCTCTGGTGGATCGACTTGTTTCTCTTAGGCGATTTATCAACTCGTTGTATTCCTCAACTGTTGTTAGTTTCGCAAATTCTTTGTCAACATTCAATAATTTTGGCAATACAACCCCTTGATATTTACCATGTGCTTTCAAAGCACTGGCGCGGCGAATATTATAATTATACCCGCGAATTACTGTTGCAAGTGCCGCTTTTCTCTGTTTCGTATGAATAAATTTTTTCATATACTTTTACCTTTAAATGATTATAGCCCGGTTAAACCGGGCTATAATTTTGAGTTTTAATAAATTTACAGTACAGTAAATTTATAAGTGTGACCGTTTTTCGTCTTGACCTGACAGGGGACGATCTGCAAAGGTTCGGCAAAATCTGAACCCCAAATGGAGCGAACAGCCTTAACACAGCTATCGACGCCAAGAGCCATAGACATGTAGGCGGATCCATCTTCGCAAAGGAAGAAATAACGGTTGACCGGCTCGCCCTGATCGTTTACAGCGGGCTGGTCGATGATCTGCACCACGGCCAGCGTTTTGTTCACTGCTTCGCTAAACGGACTGGCGTTCGTCAGTGCGCGAAAAAGATTTACTTTGCTTTCATGATTTGTTGCGGTTGCAATCAATGCGTTGGTTTCCATAATTGGTTCTCCTTTTGTTTTAGATTAGTTTTGTTTTTGTTCAAAGGTGAGCGCTCATTTCCTTTGATAGTTATATTATATCATAGACGACACGAATTTGTAAAGGTTTTTGAGGGTTCGCTCATTGTATAAATTCCTTTTACAATCTGTATAACACAGGGCCGGAGGCGAGTTGGTGCGATTGGGAAAAGTTTATTTGCATATCAAAATGACATTACCATACC